CTTTTTGTATCGTATAGCTTTTGCCCTCAAAAATGAGTTCAACGGAGTAGTTATTCCCTCCCTCGTGTCTTAAAAAAGGAGACAATCCTGGCACATCGAAGAGCAACAACCCAACCTTTTTAGCTTCATCTATGGTCATAAGAATCGGATTTCTTGACTTTCATAAGTGCTGACTTTCGATACATCAGAGTTCTCAACGGTCATCTTTTCACCCAGCGCCATAATCATTGCAACAACGCCATCTATTTTATCCCCCGCTTTTGCTTTAGAGAACTTCACGTTCTCAGCATCATCTTTCTTCACCACAACATTCCCTACCATCCAACGGAGCATAGAATGACCACCGTGGTGCAATGCTGCCTTCTTAATCAATACCTCAGCATTCTTGATGGGGCCACTCATAGATACAAAGCCTTGGCCGAACGGGTCCATATCAATACCCTCATCTACGAGCTGCTGTACCAAAGAGTTGGAGTTCCATCTATCAAAAGCAATGCTCTGCACATCAAACACATCAGCAGCCTCCAGTATCTTCTGCTTGATAACGCTGTAGTCAGTGCTGTTCCCATCGGTAACAATAAGCTCACCTTTAGATACAAAGCTGTCGTACGATCCACCCGTTTGCACCCTTCTGCGCTCCACGGCGGCCTCACTTACAAAGAGGTAAGGCAACACCTTGATACTGCCATCATCCCAAGGGAATATCAAAACAAAAGCAGTAACATCCTCAACGGCTGCTAAATCCAAGCCACCATAACAAGGTCTCCCTTTTAACTCTTCTAAGTGTACACTGCCCGCGCTCTTCATCCACTCATCATCAGATATCCAGCCACTTAAACTATTCACCCATTGATTGAGGTGCAACTGCCTAAATGCAATCTCACTGGACGGTAGGCTCTTTGCCTCTTGGCTCATCTTTTTAAAATACTCGGGCTTGATGCTCACATCAAAGTTGGGATTAGCCTTGCGCCAAGTATCCTCACTATGGATATCATCATCAAGGGTAGCCTCATATATAAGTGGCAAGAAAGTGCTGTCCTCAATGATTCCGCTGCGCACCTTCTTCCCATAATCATAAAGCTCATAGCAAACGCTATTAGGATCAAAGAGTCCCGCAGTAGAGATGCCAAACATAAGCGGCTGGGAACGTGCACCCATAGAGGTAGCCATCACATCCCAAAGCTCACGGTTTTTAGCAGTGTGCACCTCATCATACAATACCGCACTCGCATTGCTCCCGTGCAAAACACCAGCATCCGCAGCTACCGCTTTAAGGAATGAGTTGGTGCCGTTGAGCACAATAGAGTTGCGGTACACCTTACAAGCGCGCTCAAGTACTGGTTGATTCCGAACCATTTGCTTACATACGTCATAGATTGCGTTTGCTTGGTCGCGCGATGAGGCGCACACATATATTTCCGCTCCTGGCTCTTTCTCTACGAATAGTAAAGCCAAACCAATAGCAGCGAGTAGGTTACTCTTTCCATTCTTACGGGGAATGAACACAAAGGAGGTGCGGTACTGCCGTGTCCCATCTTCGTTCACCGTACCAAAGAGTTGGCGGATGTATTCTATTTGCCACTCCTCTAATATGAATGGCTTATTTGCTAAGTCACCTTTAACGTGGGTGCAGACCTTTTCTATAAATCTGATGACCTTATCTGCTTTGTTGCTGTCGTACATATTAAAAAAGGCTTTGTTGTTTGCTCTTCTCTTGCTGGTGCTTTAATCTATTCATTGCAACCTCGTGATATTTCTCGTCTATCTCAAAACCTATAAAGTTGCGATTCTCTTTTTGCGCCATTGCGCACTCCGTTCCACTACCAGCAAACGGAACCAAAACCAAAGCATCTGTCTTGGAACAAGTCAACATTAAAGCGCGGGTTAGTTTTGTTGGCTTTCTTGTTGGGTGTTTGTATTCAGTATGAAGAGAGGATTCATTGTTAAACCTCATCACCTCATTAAGATCGAGGAAGTTGCTGAATGGGCGCCTCATATCATTATACCCTTCTTTTATTCCTTCATACTCTGACCTTAAATCCTCGAACTCTTCTCTCAATTCTTTATATGGCCTTTGAAAATATCCAGTGGTTTGAAGAGCTTCGTATCTCTTTTCAATTGGAAAGTGAAACTGCTCCTTGTTTCTTTTTGAGTATCCAAAGAAGTGACTGCAAGTTGATCCATAGGCATCACACATTTGCTTTAGTGTTAGGCCGGTCTTGTCGTGCTCGTCATCAAAATACTTCTTGATGGGCATAAAGAGTTCAGGGTTTGCGAATATCATATACAAACCGCTTTTATCTTCGCCTTTATCGTACATCAATATGCGCTCAGTACAAGGCGCAAAAGAACGCAGCCCATCACTTTTGTTCAAGCCCATAAAGTTCTCGCCTTTATGCCATACCAAGTTGTTGAGTAGATTGAAGTGCTTATCGAATATGATTTGAGCATAGGCAATGCGCTTGTCATCGCCATACCAAAATAAGGTGCCGTTGTCTTTAAGCACCCTCTTGCATTCAATTGCCCACTTTTCTACATCTTTAAGGTAGTCATCAAAGGAGTCCCATATAAAGTCAAAGTCTCCAAGAATCTCAAAGTATGGTGGGTCTGCAATTATTAAGTCAACGGATTGGTCAGGTAGTCCGTTGTTCATCCAGTCGCTGTTGTGTATTGTGTTTATTTCCATTTTGTTTTTTTGTTATTCTCCTAATAAATCTTCTAAACTATCCAAGCGCTCGGGTGTGCTTAACTTGGCTCTTGCTGCTGCGGTGAGTCCAAACTCGGGGAGCATCTTTTTAATTCTATCCCAAGCACCGTTCATCATTGCAAGCTCGGGCCGAGGTCGATGCATCTCATCACCTTGGGCTGTGGTGGTTGCATAGGTTGGGCCTAATCTTTTGATGACCGCTCGGCTTGCGCAGTAGTCCTCCCACGCATCGCTTATCATTTGCAACGCGATGGCATCGAGTTCTGCAACAACACCAAGATCATCAAGGTGCTTGACCAACCAATCAAAAGTCTCTTCTGCACTTTGGTAGGTTGGGAGCACTGGGCGGCCTTGCACTTCTAATCTATTACCGTGTTTTCCTGGCTCATAGCTTCCATTTGCTTTAAGCATTTTAGTAGGCAACGGCGGTCTTCCTTTTCCCATTAGTATTCGTAATTTGTGGAGATGATTTCTAAATCACTCCTTGTTATTATTTGGTTTACCACATCTTGATAAGGATTCAAAGAAGTCACTCTCATCAATTCATCAGCCTTAACAATATGGTGTCTTTTTCTAATGTTCTCATCATAAGCAAGCCACTGGCAATTGCTGTAATGAGATAAAGCAAGAACCTCTTCTTCTGATTCGGCTAATGATATTGGAATAATGTGATCCATATGGCACTGCTCTATATCGGGATTGGTTTTTGATACCTTCTTGAGATAATTCCAA